GAACCATTGCTCCAAATCGCAAAAAAGATCTCAATCCAAAAGAATTTGCTAAATTTTACGAAGCGTTAAAAAAGCATTTTAAATAAAAAAATCTAGTGTAAATAGCTGCAAATGGAGCCAGAAAAATCAATAATCAAGGAGTTTTTGGAGGGTGGTTGGGTCATTCCTCTGATCGGTGCGGCAGCAATGTTAGCTCGCTTATTGTCGGCTCAGAAAAAAGTTGGTATGATTGAATACGCAAAAAAGATCACCGCAGCGGCGATCTCTTCTTCTATTGCGTGGTTTATTTTGGAGCAGACAGATATTTCGTCGCTCTATAAAGCTATTTGTTATGGCATTATCGGTGTCATTAGTCCAGAAATAATCAATGGAATCATCAAACTTGGCAAACGATTCCAAGAAGATCCCGAAAAATACATCAAAAAGTAATTATCTTTTATAGTAATCAAAAAAACAAGTCATTACTTCCATATTGATATTGCTAAAATGACTAGCAGGAAGCAGATTCTTTGGCACTAGATCATGCAGTTTCTCGCATTCATACAAGCTTTTGCGGCGTGACCACCGTTTAGTCAGAAACACATACTGATAATAATACAAATAAATATTCGCATTACAAGCATAGATTTCGGGGCTAGTGATATTAAATTTCTTGATTAAATTCAGCGCTCTGCGCTCACAATCCCTCTCTACGGCAATTACTTTGACAAACTCGTCCCATTGCCGCAATGACACCTTGCCCTTATCTAAGGCGCTCCAAATGTCTCCAGACTCATACCATGCTGGAATACGCTCAACTGCCTGTGTCAGATGAGCAAATTCGTGAATAAATATAGTATGAAAATTAGGATTCTTGGTAGCTACAACCATTTCATCTCCATCGCAAAAACCGCCGCACTTAAAATCTTTAAATGCTTCTTGTGATACGGTTTTGCGTGGAACTAACGTAATTGTTTTTTCGTGCTTTTGGCAATATTCATGCACATATTCTTTGAACTTTTCAAAGTTTTTGAGATTAATTTTCGCCCTCATAAGTCACTATACCCAAAGCTTGAAATAAGTCTTTATCGCTTTTTGTCATCAGAGTCACGAAACATGGCGTAGAATCGCCAACGTAAGCGCCAATTTGATTGTATTCAAAAAACTCTTCAGCTTCATCATACGACATTCCATCGTCTATTAGCTTTGCTAGAATTTTTCTTTTATCATAGCAAAGAATAGGGGGTCTGCCGAATTGCTCGACAACCCCCACAATGCATTTTTCATATCCGTCCATTTTCATAAATGGTTCTTCTGTCATAAGCGTGTTTTGTTTTGTTATTGAAGTTGGCTAGCTGTGTAGGATTTGAACCCACATACTCCATTGAAGAGGAGATCTTAGTCCACGCAAGCATTAACGCCAGCATTTTAGATCAACAGCTAATAGAAAATTATTGCGGGAACGGGGGTCGAACCCGTAGCTCTAGCTTATGAGACTCGCATGTTACCATTACACTATCCCGCGATTTATTATAAGTTTTTTTGTGGTTGTTTTCAGTTGAATCTTCCCCTACCCATGTTTTCTTTTGCGGGTAAAGGTCTGATGTTCGAGTAATGCATTAGAGTTTTTAGCTCTTCAATATCATTTGCGGAAATTAAACATTTAATATGGTCAAAATGCCAAGTATCTCTACCTCTGTTTTCCCAAGTCATGTGATCTGTTAATTGATTTTGTATATAAGATTTAAATCCAGCAAAATCAATGCCAAAATATTGCTTCATACTTTGAGACATGTGACCATGTTTTGCCAATTTGTTTAAATCGTTTCTGATTTTAATAATCATTTTAACGAAGTCGCTCGAATGATAATGCAATTTGTCTTTTTGTCTTTTTGTTTCGCGATATTTTCTACGAAGTTCTTTTCTCGCAATTTCGTTTTCTTTATTGTATTGTAAATATCTTTTGCGACAGCATTCTTTGCAAGGACTAGAAAGATAGCTATTTCCATTCTTAATAGAAATTAAACGGAATTCACTTTCGTTTTTCAATTGATCACATTTTTTACAGAGTTTCATAATGTTAGCTACAATATTTGTCTCGCATGTTCATGAGTGAAAGTCTATCATCTAGTAGTTGATTGATTGTTGCCATCCACTTTGATTTTTTATCTACAGGAGCGTCATCCCATCCTTCTTTTGCCATAGACAGTTTATCGTCAATGGATTTGATAGATGCCAAAACGTCACCAGTTGTAACATTGTAGTCTTCGTTAATCTTCATTGTTTTGCGGTAGAGAGTTGTAGAAATATTCTGTTGCTGATTTTAAGGCGGGAAGAGAATGTATTTTTTGATTATAGTCGCGCAAGTGCAACTCCATCAAATAAGTAAATGCAATATCGCTTTTAGACATTCGTTGTAGTGATCGCCTTGCTTTCCAATACATCCACCAGTCCCATTTATTGATTATCCAGTTTTTCATGGTGTTGAAAGAAATAAGATAGCAATAACTCCAAACATAACACACGTAATAAGTGCGTCCCATCCATTAGTTGTTGAAAGTAGTATGTCCATAATCTTGTGCGGGGCTATTTAAACAGATAGATTAACACTTGTCAAGTTATTTTTGCACCTTTTCTACTTTGACTCTTGTAATGCCTTTGTGTTTGAAGTCGAGAGATGTTGCTGCGGCAAGAGAAACGTCAATTACTCTGCCCGAAATAAATGGTCCTCTGTCATTTATCCTTACAAATACGTAGCGACCATTTGACAAATTAGTTACTTTCACGATTGTCCCAAAAGGAAGAGTTCTATGCGCAGCAGTTAGCTTTGTATCATTGAGTCTTTCACCGCTTGCAGTAATTGATCCCCTGTTTGTTTTCACAGAGTAAAAAGAAGCTTTTCCATACTCCAAAGCATTCGCTAACATTGTCGTGGCTAATAGTGCCAATAGTGTTTTTTTCATTGTTTTAAATTGTTGTAAATATCTTCTACGCCTGTAATTCGCTCGATCTCATTTCCCTGATCATCTTCGATAATAAGCATTGGAACATTTCTAATGCTTTTTTCACGAAACCAAGGAATGTTTTCGGGTTCATTCATGCTTTTTATATTCACGGATATTGCAGATTTTTCCAGTCTTGCTTTGAGCAAGTGACATGGACCGCAAGTTGCGCTCGTTGCTAGTGTTTTTTTCATTTTTTATTTATTTTATTGTTCTCGACTCCATTCACAGCAAGGTAAATGTCTTCCATTTTCATCCATTGCATACTCCCAATTGTTATCATCTGTGCTTTCCCAATTGCCGTCTTTTGGCTCTATGTTGCAGGAACACTTTCTTGGCACACAGTCGTCACAGGCGCATTCTCCATTAGGCATGTAAACCCATGTAGCTTCTGCCTTTCGACAGTATAAACATTTAGGCACGTTATTCGTATACGATAATTGTTTTTTCTACAGGGAATACTTCAGGGATAGAGACTTCATCTTCCCATTCATAAGGCGATTCATCTTGCATTTCGGTTGCGCCAACTCGATAATTGAGCTTGAAAAATTTACCATCAGAAATCCGCTTGGCAATTTTTTCATAACAAATTGACCATCGGGTTGTGTCTGTAATCTCTGATGTTACAGTTTCGAATAATTCGTGGTCGCCATAAGCAATTAGTCTTGCTTCTTTTGCTTTTAGTGTTAATGTTTCTTTCATATTTATTTTGTTTTTAGTTTTTGTTTTAATTGTTTTTTAAGTTCTTTGTTTTCTTTTCTCAGCTTTGCAATTTCATCCGCTGCGCGGGGAATATTTTGACGAATTGTTTCTAACTCATTTTCAATGATTCGAATTGATTGCGACAATTTGTTGTAATGACGTAAAATATCAAGAATATCAGGATCTTTTTTCATAATTCTAAAATCTTCTCCATTGCTTTGCGCACGATTTTATCATCAATCTCACGCTTGTCAAGCAAAATAAATGCAATCGCAGTCTTCCAATCGCGGAACTCTTCTTGAATTGCCATTGCTTGTTCTTTGCGATTGGAATAATCACGAATAAATAACATCCTCTGGTTGATATTGTCTACGCACTTTACGAATTTAGCATAGGCATCAGTGATTTCTTGGATAAATGGTTTGCATTTTTCCGCGATTTCAAAATCCAAAAGTGTTTCAATGTGTTTATAAAAATCATTAAAATTGATAAACTTCGGAGACTCCATAAACACATCCAGAACATTTTTTACATTTTTAATTCCAGTAGCAATTTTATGAAGTTCACAGTATTCACTAGCTTTGATTTTCTTGAGAGTTTGACCATTGGGAGAGTAAATAACAACACCTTCTTTACCTTTCCAAGCAGTGACATCAGCAATAGACTCGGAAACAGAATTGTAATGATACATCTCTGGACGTTTAAAATCGTATTGAATCGCACATATATCTACATATGCCTGACTATAGTATACTGCATCCTCATTGGAAACAATACCAATTAAAGTTAATTCATACTCATCGGACTCTTTCAATACAATAATATTGGACGGAGTAGTCCATTCAAATAACCAAGATTGCTCTAATGCTGATACACTATCAAAAGCATCACTATCTTTAAAGAATTTTTTATATTTTTCCACCAACAAATCAATCTCATAACCATTGGGTAGTAAACGAGCATTCACAGTGCCGCGAGTTCTAATTATCCACTGACCTTTGTATTGAGAAACGATCAAAAGACTACCATCCAATTTGTGTCTCGCTTCAAATTTCCAACAATCTTTCCATGGTTCAAATGCTGGTTGCTCTCCAAAGTTGCAGAATTTGCGAAATCCTTGGCTGATTACGAAATTATCGGATTTACGCACCACACAAGAACGGAAACGAGCATTTTCATCGTTCCATTTAACACTCATGTCTTTCGGCGTAATGAGCCAACATTCGTCACCAGCGATGACGCAATCTTTGTAATTAAATTCTTCTTTGTTTGGTAGTTTCATATTAATAACTGATTTCTCCAAGTCGATCGTATACGCTTTTATTTCTTTTCGTCGATTCGATGATCACGACCTTTTTTCTGTTCTTACCATACCATTCTTTTTCTCCCTTTTCATCTAGGTATCGGTTTGGGAATTCCCACTCTTCCGTTTTAATTTGCTCTTTGATGATCTGATCAAGATGCTGTTGAACATCAGCGGGGATTTCCCAAGATTTGTATTGTTGTTTCCACTCCATTTCAATACAGAAACGAATATGTTCTGCGCATCGTTTCACCAATTCACATTCCACAATTCCAATGTTCATCCAATCTTCAACAAGACCATTCCACATTTTGATTTCGGGATTGCCTTTGATTTTTTGCAACTGTTCGATTAATTGATTTTTTTTCATTTTTGTTTAAATTTATAAACATTCACTACTTTAGTTTCTTGAGTGACATCTAACAGATAAGATTCATAAATCCAATCAATCGCTTCTGGTTCTCCATACTTCCCACCTCCATACCAGTAAGTCCATCCAACGGCAACACCATTATCAAGAACTTTCGCTACCTCTTCGCATTCATAGTTTCTTGAGAACATGCCTCTTGACAGACCAGATGGTTCACCGCTTTCGCGAAATTCATACTCGGCATCTTGAAGTTCGCCGCCATAATATTCTTCCGCATTTTTTTTAATTTCTTCTGTAATGTATTCCGCTGCTGTTTCCATATTTTTTATTGTTGTTTAAATTTATAACGCTCAAACCATTCTTCTAAAGTAAAGAATTCGACATTTTCATCAGATTTGTTAAATTCGTGACCCAAAAAACAGAAAAAGTATTCATCCTTTTCTCGTAAATCACAAAAGTGAACATAAGCATGTTCCAGTGATTCGTATTCAAATGGGATGACTATAGTTCCTGACGCTTCGTAAGGAATGTTCCAATCGTGTCTTAGTATCAGTTTCTGCACAAGCTGATAATCTCATATCATCTGCGGCTTGTCAACAAAAAAAACTGAGCCAGAGTATTTTATTTCTCTAGCTCAGTGGGATTTTTTAATCTATTTTAATGATTATTTTTGCTTAGCTTTACCAAAGTTCAAAGCGACAATATCGACTACTTTGTAGACTTTGGACCAAGTGCTTCCAGCTTTAGGTGTCGGAGTCACAGCAGCCACAGCAGAAGCTAGTGCGACAGCGCTTGTTACCACTGGAAACCATGGGTAAGCTTTAACAATATCCAAGACGATAGGAATAAGTACTTCTGTCATGTCTATTTTTACACTTAAAAATTGATTAAATAGGATTTTTTTTCAGCATCACAGTCGAGAATGGAATTCGTTTGCTATATTCAGCATAAGAAATCGGCGTTTCGAATGTAATTCCATCGTCGTCTCGAAATCCATCAGGATCTAAAATAATGATTTCATCAAGCTGCGCCCATTCGATTGCTGTCTTTTTTGCAAAAGCTTTATCCCAATTTTCGCGACCTTGTTTTGAAAGAATTTTGCTCTTTATCTCGTCGCCTGTAATGTTATTTTTTGTAGCCATAAGTAATTTATGAGGGGGCTTTCGCCCCCTCATTTTAGTTAACGCAAATCAACAAATTTCTTACCTTCTTGAGAATACCAAGTGAAGCCTAAAGCATTCACAGCATCAGCAATCTCAGCCATGCTAGGGCAATCAGGAGAGAAGCAGCTTTGGATTGCTCTAAAAGCGACATCCTCAACACCGTCATCGAGTTTACGATTCAAGTATTTTTCGACTCTATCAATCACCTTGTTACGATTGCCGACTTCTTCTTTAAAAGATTGATCTTCCAAAGCTTCGCCATCATTATCTGTGGCAGGAGCAAGAATTTCGCCTTGAACTTCCGACACGACAGTATAAGCGCAGCAGCGTAGTTTTTGACAATTACAATCAGAAGGAACGCTTACAACATCTTTTGGATTGATTTTTACGACGACCATTTTGCCGCGAGACCATCCGCGAGCATAGTCCCACGAACCAGCATGAATACCAAACGAACAGTGGTTATTGCGATCATCGTCAACGCAGTTGCGTTGCACTTCGATATGCTCACCTACGCCATTGTAGATTTGTCCTTTGCTGTTTACAGTGCCTTGCAGCACTTTTGTTTCCAGATTACCAGATACAGAATAGAAGTCGTCATGAAGACCACGATACGCCAAGAAACAGCCGTCCTCTGTGATCGGAAGTTCTTTGTAAGACAAAAAGTCATACAGTTCGCGAACAGAATTATATGATGGATTCTGCTTGAGGTTTTCCCAGAACTTCTCTAGTAGAGTCACTGGAACATTCTGCTGAATCAAAGAAAACACTTTCTGCGCCAATGGTGCTGGAAGCAGTTCTCCATAATATGACACTTCTTTTGTTGCTGTATTAACACTAAATCCTTTTTGTTCAATGTTATGATTCACATCTGCTTCTTGCAGAGCTTTGTTAATTGCCGCCTCTTGTTCATCGGATGGCAAGCGTAGTGCCGCGATAATAGCTGCGTATTTGGGGTCTGAGCTAACAAACTTTTGTGGTTTGTTGTTCATGAATAGGACGATTCCTGTTTGATTGATGATGTATTTCATATTTATGTTTGATTGCTTAATAGCTCGTGCGCAATTAATGTATTGTTATTTTGTGTATTTGTCAAGGATTATTTTGCGGCTTTGATGAATTTTCTTACATCAGAGCGAGAAGGTTGGAAGTGGTAGCTGTTGAGCGCTAAGTTCGTAAAGGTTGATACCAGTTCATTTTTATTGTTTTTTAATTTCTCGACAATCTTTTCAATGCAGTCCATTGTTTTTGAAAGTTTTGGATTATAAACATCTTTGTCGATTCTGCTTAATAAAATGCTTTGCGTTTCCTTTGTCAATAGATTTCTACACGCAGTGAATCGAGCGCGTAGTGCATATCGAGCAGTCTGCACTTTTCCGCTGATTTCATTCAATTTGTTCAAGGTGTCTTTCGTAGCGCCATCATCATACTTCAAATATCCAAGAGTAGCCAAATCTTTTTTCAAGGAAACAGATGCAAATGAGAAAGTTTGCTCAAATCCGTTAGCATACAAAATAATTTTTTTGAACTCTGAAACAGAATCACTTTGAGCTAATTGAGTCAAAAAAGCTTTTGCATCGTCTAAAGAATGATCAACACCAAAATAACGATTATGAAGTTCTAGTGCCGAAGCGCGGAAAGATGAACCATAACCGCGACGATAAACTGAAAACTTTCCATCAGTGTAACCGCCGCCTTTTTGTTTTGGGTAAAGCGAGGAAACTGCTCGGAATACCAAATCAGAATCAACTTGGTGATGTGCGACTGCCGTGCAAATATGCTCCATGCAATCTTTAGTTACAAAGAAAACAGTTTTAGAATTGTCAGCGCACCATGTTTTCAGCTTTTCAACTTGATCGCAGCGATGATGGTGAGAGTTAGAAACAATAGCAACAAACTTGCGACCTTTATGCTCTAAGGCTGAGTGAGACACATCGCCCACTACACCAACTTTTAAAAGAGGCATTGCTACTTTAGCGTGAACAAATGCTGAATTTTTAAATTTAAAAAATTGCGATTGATTATTTTTGTTGAGGCACAATTGCGACAGCGACAAGTCTCCAAGAGATTGTTTCTGTTGATTAATAAAATCCCCAAGAATAGCTTCGCACTTGGCGATACCGTTGGTAAACTTTGCAGTCTCACGGAAAAACTCTCGCGAAATAGGAACTTCAAAAAATCCAACAGGAACATCAATCTGAATAGATGTTTGCGGATAGCAGTTTTTTTCAAATGCGAATTCACTAAAGCTATCTGGAGTATTGTATTTCACTCCGCCCATGGTGATAACGTAATCTTTACCAAAAAACGAAGCTACTGTATCTTCAAACGAATAGAATCGAATGCCGTCTTTTTCCAAAATCAGGGTTTTTTTGCTTTCTTTAACTATGTCGGTATGTCCACTATCATCTACCACTTCTACTTTAGCCAAGGTAGCGGTAGCAGCCATCGTTTGAGCGTAAACTAAAAACGTGCCAATATCGCCATAATTAGAGCGATCTTCTTTGATGTCAATTTCTACCAACAAACCGCTTTCAGTAGTTGGCTCTTGTGACATTTCAATCACTTGACCAATAGATGCGCCAGATTCGTCGCCGCCAAGAACACACGAATACACAGTCTTTGTGCCATTATAGAAAGAAGTAACGTAAAAAACATCTTGATAACAGTGACCCGCTTTTGCGCCTACACCAAAGCCACCGATAGGTTGATCGCTGTTTGATTTTGTGGAGCGGAAGTATTTGCCAAACACGTTGCGAATGCCGTTGTCATCCAAACCGTTAGCGAAGTCGCGAACAAAGAAGCGACCTTCTTTTACGCCAGTTTGAACAGGATTCTCAATGCCGTGTTTCAAATGCTCATCGACAGCGTTGCTTACCCATTCGCGCACAACAGCGAGAATTTTGTCGGTGTAGATATTGTCGCGGAAAATTTGACAGGCTTGTTTCATGCCTTCCAAATCCATATCCATATTGGACACTTGCGAAGATTCAATTCCTTGAGTGAAGATAGGTGATGTGTTTAGTTGCGTTTTCATGTCGGGGGCAATAGTAATCAGAAATTGGGGACATGTCAACAAGTTTTTTGAAAAAATTTTCGCGGCAAGATTTTTGTTGACAAGTAGTTGGAAATTCGTATTCTGTGCGCCACATGAAATTAGGACTTGTATGCATCAGCGAAATACTCAAAAAGAAAGACAAATCTCTCGCTTTCAAAACCATGACTCGCAAACGCTTTTTGGAGCTTGGTAGAGAAGCTGCGCTCGTAGAGCTTTCGGCGCGTATTCTTCACAACTGCCAACTAACCAAACAAATTATTTTGCACTGTGCCGCTAATGGCATTTCTCACTACCGCATCTCTAGCTGTTTAGCTCCGCTCGTTACAGACAGCACTCTCAATATCTCGTATGATGATTTGCCAGATATGCCAGCGATTACATCGACACTAGCTGATGTTGGCGCTACTGCACAACGCTGCGGCGTTTCTCTCTCTTCTCATCCTGATCAGTTCAATGTGCTTACGTCATACAATGCAGATGTTGTTGATCGCTCAATCAAAGAACTTAATCACCAAGCTTACGTTTTAGACTTGATGAAATTGCCGCAAAACTATTCTGCGCCAATGTGCCTTCATCTCAATCTTTCTCCCGACTTCAAGAAAGAAAATCTTGCCAGTTATGTTGATCGCTTTGTATCGGCGCTATTCTCATGCTCGACATCAGTTCAAAATCGTTTAGTATTGGAGAATGAGGACAAAGGTTTTTGGAATTGCCAGAATCTTTATGAGTCATTTGGCAAACTCATTCCGCTTGTGTTCGACAATCTACACGATCTTTGTAATCAATCAGACACAGATCAACATTCTCTGCTCAAGTTGTTCAAGTCTACTTGGGGTTCTCACATTCCTGTAATGCATTGGAGCGAAGGTCTGCCTGATAAGCCTCGTAGTCACGCTGAGTTTGCATCTCACGTTCCTGCTGTAGTATCTATGAACAACGATTGCGTGTGGGAATTCGAACTCAAAGGCAAAGACGAAGCGATCCTGCAAGTTTTGCGCGGTCAATAAAAAAATATCTTGACAACATCTCCCAAACAACATACATTTCCTCCGCAGCTATGAAACTTGACGATTACATTTTACAATTCGTAAAAAAAGATGAATGCATTTTAGGCGAAGCTCTTTTAGAATATGCTTTTGTTGGAGAAGGAAGAGGCTGTTACTCCAATTTCAAACTGCGCGATTCATTTGTTCCCTTTCCTGATGGAGTAGACAAATATGCTCCCATGCTTTTAGGCGAACATTTGTATATCGAAGAGTGCAGTGATGAAGAGCGCGAAAGTATTAATTCTTTTATTGATTCAAAAACCAACATAAAAATAGCTTGGCTCTGGGATGGAGATGGTCATTTAATTTTTGAAGGTGATGATTTCTTCATTGAGAACACTGATATTAAAAAATCCTCAAGATGGCGTAAATGCAATAAAAAATAATAAAATATGAAATACCATTTAGAAAAAACACGAACACACAAAACCGCTAAACCTGAAGACAAAATAGTCATCAAAAAAATCAATGTCACCAAAAACGAAAAAGGTCAATGGTTGGTGGATTTTAATAGTGAAAATCATAAGTATCTTTACGTGCGATACAAGATGTCGTCTGGATGTATTGATCGCAAACCTCAATACTTGGACGATGGCTCTTTGGCAATATGCGAAGCGTTTGTGATAGACACGCACGAAGAAGCTCAAGAAGATGGCTACACACTGCCTCTAAGCAGCACAGTTTTGTGGCTTATTCCAGAAACAAGAGAAGAGTGCGATGCTATTAGTGGAGTAGCTGCTATCATGGGAACAAAGTGGTCTTATTCTTGCTGCATTGTTTCTTTTAATGATTTTGTTTCTGACAACAATAGCAAACATATCGGAAAGCGTTTTAAACAAAAAAAATAATGAACAAAAGACAACAATACGCAATAGGACAGCACGATCTATGCTGCGAGTTTCTAATCATTGGCAAGAATCATCTCGATAGCGGCAAAACTCTTTTTGAAGAAGTAGTTTCCTTAAAGGATCGTTTGCAAAAGGCGACAGATGAGCTTGATGAATGGCATGATGCCGCGAAACATGTGGATGCAGATTATGCTGATGAAGTTCATTGTAGCTGTGTGCCTATTTTGCGCAAACAATTGCAGGATGCTCGAAAAGAAATTGAACAGCTTAAAGCAAAACAATAACATGGAAGAAGTTAAACAAGCCAGAGTGCTTTATTTTTTGACTGGCGTGTTTATTGCACTTAAATTAACCGAGCAGATTCACTGGTCGTGGTGGTGGGTTTTTAGTCCACTTTGGATTCCAGCGGTATTACTGATCGTCATGTTGGCGATTTTTACGATACTGGAGCGATTTTTAATCAAATGAATCAAAAGACATTATACACAAAAAATGAGCAAAACAATAGCTATCGGAGACATTCATGGTGAACTCGATCACCTTAAAAATCTTTTCAAAAAACTATCTTTCACCGAAGATGATACAATCATCTTTCTTGGTGATTACATTGATCGCGGCAAAGATAGTAAAGGTGTAATTGATTTTGTTTTGTCTCTTGAGGATAAGTGCAATTTGGTTACTCTGCTGGGGAATCATGAGAGAATGGCTTTAGAATCTATGAAATGGTCTAGCGGTCAAATATCTAGCGCACAAATGCAAAAGTCATGGATGATGCATGGAGGCTATGAATGCTTGGAATCTTATGATTGCAAAGCTGTTCGAGACGGCTATCTCACTAGAGCGTTACATAAAATGCTTGAACTTCATGGTCAATTTTTAAATAATTTAAAACTCACTTACGAAACCGAAAACCACATTTTTGTTCATGGATTTTTGGCTCACGAACAAGATGTAGAAGATCAGGAAGAGTGGCGATGCATTTGGAACTCATTCAGAGAAATTTATCCACACAAATCTGGCAAAACTGTTGTTTGCGGTCACTCTATCCAAAGAGGTGGAGTTGTTGATGATGGATTTAGAATTTGTATTGACACGGGATCGTTTTTGCCTGATGGTTACATTACAGCAATGGTAATCGACGGACCAAAATATTCTTTCGTCAGCAGCAATTAGTTCTTGACAAGAAGCTCAATAAACAATAAAAAAGGGAAACAAAACACAAAACAATGGGAAAAAAAATAATCAAAACAGCGCAATTTATCACAGTAGCTGCATTCGCAGTCGTAATCGTAACATTCATTCCGAAAGCTTGCACACGACCAGATGATGCTACAAAATTGCTAAATCAACAAGGATATGCTGACATCAAAATCACAGGATGGCGACCAATGATGGCTGGTAAAGATGATTCAGTATCAACTGGATTTGAAGAAACATCGCCAAACGGTCAGCGAGTAAGTGGAGCGATAACAAGTGGATTGTTATTTAAAGGCTCGACCATCAGATTTGATTAATCATCAAAAAAAACGAAACACAAAACAATAAAATCATGGACGAACACAACTGCACAACAATCACAATAACTCCACCAAAAGGAAGTAATTTAAAACCCGCCACAATATTAGTGAATCATAAATTAATTGAGGCTGAAAGATTAGATATTATTAAAAAGGCTTGTCAACGGCTTTGGCAAAGCTTTATTACAGAAAACAATTGGGAAACTCAATAATCAAAAATATGAGAGAACTTAAATTTCGCGTATGGAACAAAGCAACCAAAAGCTGGTTGGACGATGATGCAGGAACACACTGTTGGAGCGAATATTGTCTTAACATCTTCACTGGAGAGGTTGTGGAAATTGTTACAAGTGACAACAAATTTTTTAGTAGAGCCAATGAGCCAAACTTTTATTTTGATAAAAATACACATGTAAAAGAATCTCCTTATGTTGTTCAACAATATACTGGTCTTAAAGACAAAAATGGAAAAGAGATTTATGAGGGTGATATAATCAAATTATTCAATGGTGATCTATATACTGTAAAATTCATTGAGGAAAATAATGAAACTGAAATGTCAGGATACTTCTTTTCTTCATTTGGAAGTGAAGTAATCGGCAATATTTTTGAAAACAACGAACTATTAAAAGCATGAGCAAATACACATACAGCATCCGCTCCTATTATCCAGAATATAAGGACCCTTGGATCACATTTAAAAAGAATTTAAATAAACAATATGCAGAAGGCTATTTCTTTGCTCTTCGTGAAAGCCCATCACCAAGACCACACACACAACTTGTTCGTAGTGATGGTGTGGTAGTAGAAGAATTTCAAGAGCATGAAGAAGTGCATATTGGTATGGTTGCTGGGTTTGCTACAGCAGAACAATTAAGACGAGCGGCACAAAAAGCTTTGG